GCAAGCACAACCATTTCCGAACGGAGTGGAAAGCTCCGTATGTCACTTGGGACTGGTCTTTACCAAGCCCCTACGAAAGTTGAGGTAAAGTCTATGAGGTTTGAGAATATCCCTTCTGAATTACAGACCCTCCCGCAATGGGTCTGTGCGTGGAAGAACTCAAAGGTTCCCATGCAAGCCAATCTGCGAAAGGCAGCAGCGTCTTCTACTCCTTCCACATGGGCGAACTTCGAGGACGCTAAGACGGCGGTTGAGAAAGGCCGGTATGACCACCTCGGCTTTGTCTTCGCTGACAACGGCATTGTCGGAATTGATCTGGACGCTGGCTTTGATGAAGATGGGTTTCTCTCACCTCTGGCTATCGACATTATCCGTCAATGCGGCTCTTACACAGAGAAGAGCAGGAGCGGCAGAGGTGTTCACATTCTGGTCAAGGGTACACTTCCCTTCAAGGGGAAGAACAACCGCAACGGTGTTGACGGGTATCAGAGAGGACGGTATTTCATTATGACCGGTGATGTGCTGATCTACCCTGAGATCATCGAAAACCAAGCGGCAATCGACTACATTGTGGAGAAGTATTTCCCCGATACCCCGAAAGAAAGCGCCGGTGTATCTGCCCCTCAGCGCATTTACTCTCCTGTGTACACCAAACCGGAGAACGGTAAAGTCCAGTTAAAGCCTACCTACCCGCCCATTCTTCACGGCTCCCGCAACCTGAGCTTGACTTCTCTTGCCGGTCAGATGCACAACCAAGGTTACAGTAAGGCAGATATATTCAAAGAGCTGCTGTACGCCAATGAACAAGCGTGTCAGCCGCCCCTACCTCGAACTGAGGTGGAGATGATCGTCAATAGTGTCACTCGATACAGGAGGTAAACCATGTTGTACCGTTTTAATAATAATCTTGTCAATGTAGCCGAGATTTCTTCTGTCTGTCCCTCTCAAGGCCGCAATCCTCAGTACCCTTACGATCTGACGATTCGCATGAAAGACGGTCTGTCCATTGGGGTATGCTACAAGACCGAAGCGGACAGAAACAGGGAGATCGGCAATATCCAAAGAGCCTTTGAGAGCAGCGTACCTCACCCCATCACTTACCGTGAGATCGAAGACCTCCTTCGTCAATATACGGAAAAGGTCAAGAAGGACTTGCGGCAGTTGAAAGCCCTGTTGAAAGAAGGTGACAAGGTTGAGTAATGAAATCTACGAAGACCCTTCGCCCCTGTTTCAGTTGACCAATGGTCGCTACATACTGGACGAAGAGGTTTCCAGAAAGATGTTTCTCATTAAAGAGAAGCACCCCGAAACCAGTCACCAAGCCAGCTCTACCGGCTACTCATGGGACGAAAGCGGCATGGCTGAACTCTTCTCTGAGTGCTATGAGAATGATACCCGCTATTGTCCCGAAGCGAAGTGTTGGTTTACCTACTCAGAAGGAGCTTGGCGAAAAGACATTGGCTCCCTCTTGGTAGCTGAAAAGATCAAGGAGTTTTGCCGTTTGATGGCTCTCTACTGCGGAGAAATTCAGCATGAAGACCGGCGCAGAGAGTATCTGAAATTCGTCAGTAAGATGGGTGATCGCCGTTTCCGTGACCGTCTGATGAAAGACGCTGCCAGCGTGAAGCCCATTGCCGCCGAGCAGTTTGACGCAAACCCCTTCCTGATTAACTGCAAGAACGGAACCTATGATCTCAAGAGCATGACCTTCCGTGAGCATGATTGGCGGGACTACCTGACTATGCAGACCAACTTCGACTACACCTTGCAGGATACCCGCTGTGATCGGTGGGAACAGTTCATTGCCGAGGTGACTTGCAATGACTCTGACAAGGCCGAGTATTTGCAGAAAGCCTTGGGCTACTCTATGTTGGGCAATGCCAACGAGGAATGTATGTTTATCCTCCATGGCAAGACCACCAGAAACGGTAAGTCCACGATGCTGTCCGCAATCCATCACCTTCTCGGTGACTACGCTTCGGTATCTCCTGTGTCGATCATCTGCAAGTCGGACAAGAGCAAGAACGCAGAAGCGGCAAACCCCATGCTTGCTTCCCTGAAAGGTAAGCGGTTTGTGACCATGGCTGAGAGCAACCAGTATGGCAAGCTCGATGAAGAAACCATTAAGCAGCTCACCGGTGGCGAAGAGATTAAGGCCAGAAACCTTTATGAAACCGCTTCCACCTTCCTGCCGCAGTTCACCCTTTGGCTCTCCTGCAATGACCTTCCCTCTGTCAACGACAAGTCCCTGTTCGCTTCTGATCGTGTGCGTGTCATCGAGTTCAACCGTCACTTCACCGCTGCCGAGCAGGACAAGAATCTCAAGAACGAGTTCCAGACTCAGGAAGCCATGCAGGGTATCTTCACATGGCTGATCGAGGGCTATTTCAAGTACAAGCGCTTCGGTCTTGAGATGACAGAAGAGTTGAGAAAGGTCATTCGTCAGTACGAGCGGGACAACGATCTCGTCTTGCAGTTCCTCGAAGAGAAGTGTGAGAAAAGCGAAGGTGGCTCCACTCGTCAGAAGTCCTTGTATGATGCGTACCGGATTTGGTGTAAGTCCAACGGCTACTTCGTATGCAGCGCAAAGCGTTTCAATGCCGACATGGAAGCACACCCTGAATGGCACGAGGGCAAGGTCACAGTACAGGGCTACCCCTCTTACCGTGGTATCAAACTGAAAGGAACAATATGATGGATTTGCTTCAAAGTTATTTCTTCTCTGATCTGGATTATAAGAACACCCCCGCTCCTTTGCGTGGAGGTAGTCGCAAAGTCCGACCCCTGAGCCGCCACAAAGAATCCCCGCACGCTCTGTATAAGAAGCAGAAGCGTAAGAAGATGGCTAAGATCAGCCGCAAAAAGAACAGAACATAATGGAGGTTTATTATATGGAAACCAGAAAGATCGTTTGTACCGACACTCAGTCCTTCAATGTTGGTGATACCATTTCCTTCCGTCTGGTAGACGGTGAGTTCGTAGAAGCCATGGCGGTCAAGGCCGAGCAGGACGGTATGCTCTTCCTGTTGGTCGATTGCCTGTATGATGAAGAGCGCATGAATCGTACCGACACCAATCGTGGCGGCTACGAGGAAAGTGATCTCAGAAGGAAGCTCAACAGCGCTATCATTTGCCGTTTCCCTCAGGAGATCAGAAAACAGATGGTGGCCTTTGAGAACGGTGACTTCCTGCGTCTGCCTACCGAGAAGGAGATTTTCGGTGTCAACGAGTATGGTGAGAAGGAAGCTGACAGCGTGGAGCAGTTCGAGCCTATGAAGCTCCGTAGAAACCGTATCGCTTTTCAGGGTCATAACGGTGATTGGGAGTGGTACTGGTTGCAGAACAAAAGAAAGAACTCCGCTGCCCGTTTCGCTCGTGTCAACCACACCGGCTATGCGTACGCCGGCAACGCTTCTCTCTCTCTTGGCGTTCGCCCCGCTTTCAAGATCATGAGTCTGTAATCTGCGCCCCCTTGTGGGGCGCTCCACCTAAGAAAGAGGTTTCCTATGAATAAGAAAAATATGCGCCGTGTGTCCATTCTCGTCACCGCTCAGACTCTTGGCAATCTGGAAAAGCTGGCGGCAATCAGCGGATACCGTGAGCTTGGGCGTGTGGTCGATAAGCTGGTGCGGGAGAAGATGATCTCCCTCAACCCTCAGAAGGACAGAAAGGAGAAAGACCGTTATGAGCAATTTGAAAATCTTCACCGATAACATTGAGCCAGAAGCGCTCAATCAGGTATATACCCTTGTTAAGCAACCGGCCTTTGCTGATTGCAAAGTTCGTATCATGCCTGATGTTCATGCCGGTGCGGGTTGTGTAATCGGCTTTACCGCTGATCTCGGAGAGAAGGTCATTCCGAACATTGTCGGTGTAGATATTGGCTGTGGTATGCTGACTGTCGAGCTTGGCAAGATCGACATTGATCTGGCTACTCTCGATCAGATTATCAGAACTAATGTGCCGAGCGGCAGAAATGTTCACGAGAGCCGCCCCTTTGCTTTTGAAGAACTCCGTGAGCTGCGCTGTTATCGGGAACTGAAAGACACGAAGCGTCTTGAAAGAAGCCTTGGTACTCTCGGTGGCGGTAATCATTTCATTGAAGTTGATACCGATAAACACGGCATGAAGTATCTTATCATTCATACCGGCAGCAGAAACCTTGGTAAGCAAGTCGCAGAATATTATCAGAATCTCGCTGTTGAGATCATGCAGGGCAAAGATGAACTCTACGCCAAGCAGGAACAGCTTATCGCAGAATATAAAGCACAAGGCCGCAGAAAGGAAATCCAGAAAGCGATTAAAGAACTTCATAGAAAGTTCAATCCCAATCCTCTGAATATCCCGAAAGACCTTTGCTATCTGACCGGAAAGTACAGAGAAGACTATCTTCACGATATGAAAATCTGTCAGCAGTTCGCTTCTGCCAACCGGTACGAGATTGCAAACGCTATCGTTTCTGATCTCTTCGGCGCAGATATAGCCTATTGGGATTTGCCGATGTTTGAAACCATTCACAATTACATTGAGTTTGGTACGAACATGGTACGCAAGGGAGCTATTTCCGCAAAGAAAGGAGAGCCGCTGCTTATCCCGATCAATATGCGTGACGGTTGTATTCTCGGTATCGGCAAGGGTAACGAAGACTGGAACTGTTCTGCCCCTCACGGTGCTGGTCGTATTATGAGCAGAAGCAAGGCCAAGGAAGTCGTATCCCTTGAAGAGTTCGAGAACTCCATGGAGGGTATCTTTACCACCTCTGTCGGACAGTCCACCATTGACGAAGCTCCTATGGTCTACAAGCCCATGGAAGAAATCGTTGCGAATATCGCTGACACGGTAGAAATTTGTAAGATCATCAAACCCATTTACAATTTCAAGGCCAGCGAATGACAGAAGGAGGTTGCCGAATGTTGAAAGAAATCAATCCTGAGATCGCAGAACTGGTCGAGCAGAACGGCGGTTATTGCCCATGTGCTGTTTTCAAGAACGCAGATACCCGCTGTCCTTGTAAAGAGTTCCGAGATCAGAAGACCGGCGTTTGCCATTGCGGACGCTTTGAAAAATCCTAATAGAAAGGAGTGTAGAAGATGGCAGAAGAAGCCTTGCAGAAACTCGCAAAAACCGTTGTCAGAAAGCGCCCTGACAAGGCAGAAGCAAACAAAGTCCACATGGAAGCTGGGGAGAATATGCAGTACAATTCCCACACCATTCAGATTGCCAGCCTTGCCCCTGTCGATCATTATGACGCTACTGCCGTTTGGAATAGAATCGTAGAATACTTTACGATCTGTCAGGAGAACGACATGAAGCCGTCTGTATCTGGTCTGGCTCTGGCTTTCGATGTTGACAGAAAGACTATTTGGGCATGGGCAAACGGTGTTGACAGTAAGTCCCTACCCGCAGAAGTCAGAAAGGCAATCCAGAAAGCCTATCGAATGTTGAACGCTCAGATGGAAGACTATATGCAGAACGGCAAGATCAATCCTGTTTCCGGTATCTTCCTTATGAAGAACAATATGGGCTATCAGGATAAGCAGGAAGTCGTATTGACTCCCAATTCTGCATTGGGTGAAGAAACAAGCGCAGAAGAGCTTCAGCAGCGTTATATTGAATCTGTCGGTATTGCAGAAGACACAGAAGGGTGATTATTGCAGAAGGGCTTTTACAGAAAGGCCAGAAAGCCGCAGAAGGGCTTTTATAGAAATGTTGCAGAAGGACAATAGAACAGAAAGCACAGAAGACCGCAGAAGGCCGCAGAAAGGCTTTAGGCGGTCTTTTGTTTTATGGTGGGCGCTTGCCTTGCTGCCGGTGGGCGTGGCTCTGGTGGAAGGGCTGACGAGCTGCGGCGGCATGGGAAAAGCGCCCTGCAATCATGCAAGGCGCTTTCTGTGGCGGGTCTGGCTTAACCAATGATTTATTTGTTGCCGTAGCCGTTCGGGGCTTATCATGGGGATTTCATGCAAGGCGCTTTGTTCAGGGGTCATATAATAGCCGTATCCGTAGCGGGGCAAGGCTTCGCAACCTTTCAGGCCGGTTATATTGCGGCTGTCCTGCGCTGATCTGGTACGGAGTGCAACCCTACAATCAAAGTTACACTTTATTTCAGTCGGTAAAACTTTTGCAATCGGGGTTTGTGTGGCTAAGATTATATGCACTTTTGCGGCTCGTCCGATCTGTGCAAGGCGTTGTATTTTGGGCATTATATAGCGTTTGTCTGTGGTCATCAGGTCGGCGAACTCGTCAATGATAACATACAAGTCGCTGCCGGTGTATTTCTTCGTGTGGGCTTTCTGCATGGCCTTGTAGCGGGTTTCTGTGATCTGTAAAGCGTGGTCAAGGGCGTTTCTCATTTGGTCGGGTTCGCTGGCGTAGGCGATTGTATGCGGCAAATACTTATAGTCTACCAGTTCAACCCTTTTCGGGTCAATCAATATAAATTCCTTTGCACCGTTACCGGCTCCGCATGGGCTATATAGTGCCGTGTATATTAGGCCGTTTATAACTACGCTTTTACCGCTGCCGGTTGCACCGGCTACAAGTAAATGCGGCTGTTTCAGCATATCGGCGTATAGTTTGAAATATTCGCCGGTGGGCGTGGTGTATCGCTTTCTAAACAATAGGTTTCCCTCCTATGATAGATTTTAAGCCGTGGAGCGGTTGACGATCTCCACGGCTCAGTAATTAAAAGGCCGGTGTATCAAACAGATATTTTCCGTTTGCCTTGTGGCACTCGTTCCAATGGTTGACGATCTCCACGGCTCTTTTCTTTGTGGGGCAAATGTTGACGGTGTACAAACCGCCGATATTGTCCAGCTTGCTTTTGAGGTTGTCCATCTCGGACACTTTCACAACATAGGAATAAAAAGCGGGGTCAGGCTCTTTGCGGGGGTGATCTTTTCGGCCTTAGCTGACAAAATCAACTGTCTGAGGGTTTCCACACCTTCGACCCCATGCAGGACAACGGCAATATAAACATTGTCCATATTGTTTACGGCTTGGGCGATCTTCTCAAAATCGCCGGTGGCCTTGGCTTGGTGGTACTCGCTTATAGCGTTTTGTATAAGCTGCTTTCTTTCGGTGTTGGTCATTGTTTAGCACTCCTTTCTAATAGGCCGGTTTGTGAACAACTCTCGATAGATCAAATGGGAAAGCATATATTCGGCTTCTTCCTCGGTGTATCTGGCTTTCTCTTCCTCGGTTTCTTCAAGGATAACGGCGAGATCTTCAACGGCGCTGCGGTTGTAGTAATAACAGGTATCCAATGCAGAGGGCAAGCCTTGACACCAGTCAATAAACAATTCCTGCTGATTGCCGATCTGATAACGCTTTTCATCTCGGAAGGTTTGACGGATAAAGGCGGCGATCTCTTCCCATGTTTCAGGCTTTGCCTTGATGGTATAGCCTAAATAGTTTTCGCTGTCGCAATGCTCCATAATGTAATTACGGATATTCAAGCGGGCTTTATTTGTTGTGGTCTTTAACATAGCTTTTTAAGCTCCTTTCAAATATTCAAGGGTGGTCGGCGTAACTCGATAAAAAAGCGGGGTTTTGCGTCCCATTTACATTTACTATTATATACGATTTACTGTAATTGTCAACGATAAATTTACTATTTTTCTTGAATAATTGTAAATAAATTTTGTCCGGTTTTCGCTGTTCGGCCTGATCTGGCGTTATTTCAAGGTTTTTCGGCTTGCTGATCTGGTAAATCTGGCCTTGTTCCGGTTGCAGGGGGTCGGGGGATATACGAGCGGCAGCGAGGGCGGGGTGAGTGCCGAAAATTCCGCAAAAATTAAAAAGACCCTCTTTCGAGAGTCTTCATCAAAATAATTCACCTACGAAAAACCCTTTATTTGCAACGGTTTTCAGCCGTCAGGGTGAACCATTAACGGAAAATACTATAAACTCCCTTATAGAGAGCTATATATAGAAGAGTTTATAGGAAAAATCGAAAATAGTTCACCTTTGTCACCCAACCGCTCAGACCACGCCGCCAAAATTCCCTCTTGACAAATTACAATAACTGCATATAATAGTAAGTGTAAAGGAGATGAACCCTATGAACGAAAAACTGAACGCTTGCGTATATATCCGTGTGTCCACGACTGAACAGGCCGATGAAGGTTACTCCATTGAGGTGCAGGAGAGAATGTGCCGAGCCGCCATCGAGTCTAAGGGGTGGACTTACACTCAGACCTTTGCAGACCCCGGCGTTACTGGTCGTACCCTTGAGCGTGAGGGTCTTCAAAATATGCTTGCCGCCATAGAGCGTGGCGAAGTCCAAGCCGTTGTGATCTACAAGCTCGACAGACTGTCCCGAAAGCAGCGGGATACCATGACACTCATTGAAGAGGTCTTTTTGAAGAATCAGGTTGCCCTTGTGAGCCTGAATGAAACCCTCGACACGAGTACCCCTTGGGGCAGAGCCATGATCGGTATTCTCTCTTCCTTTAACCAGATGGAAAGCGAAACCATTCAGGTGCGAACCTCCATGGGCAGAGAAGCCAAGGCCAATGAGGGCGGCTACGCTGGCGGGAAACCTCCCATCGGCTATCGTGCGGACAACGGCAATCTGGTCGTTGTTCCCGATGAAGCAGAGATCGTGCGGCTCGTCTTCAAGCTGCGCCGTGAAGAGGGTAAGACTCTGATCGGCATTGCCGAGGAACTGAACCGGCTCGGCTACCGAACGAAGAAGGGTCTTGAGTTCAAGCACTCTGCTGTGCAGACCATCTTGAACAACGAGGACACCTACCGTGGTTCTTACCGGTATGGTAAGGGCGGCAAGAGCGAGGGTCAGCACGAAGCTATCTTGGGCGAGAATGAATACCTCGGCTGAAAAATTTTCGCAAAAACAAAAAGGCGCTTGGAGGTAGTGGTATGAAATTCTTTAACGCCTATTTTGATTGGATAAACCGAATGTTAGACCGAGGTTCCAAGCGAGGTTTGCTGATAGGCGGCGTAGTTTGGTTCTTCTGCATGGCGCTGTGGCTATACGGCCTGATTTTCTTCGTAGGGTGGTTTGCCCTATGGATTATCTGGAAGATCATGTATGGTATTTATTGGGGACTTCGGTATGTAGGTCATCGGCTTTTCGGTTGGAAGTTGCCTACCAAGCCAGTCAGTTATATGAGTGGTCAGGACTTTGAGCGTCATGTAGCCGACAAGCTCCGAGCCAGAGGGTATCACGATGTACGGTTCACTCCCGCCACCGGTGATTACGGTGTAGATATTCTCGCCACGAAGCATGGGCGGGTTTACGCTTTCCAATGCAAGTGCTATACTGGTTCTGTTGGTGTGAGCGCCGTACAGGAAGTGTATTCAGGCAGCAGGAAATACAAGGCCGACAGAGCCGTGGTCGTGACCAATTCCAAGTACACACCCAACGCAAAGAACCTCGCCCAAGATTTAGGGGTATCCCTCTGGACATTGGAAGTTCTGGACAGTATCTTTTGTGAATAGGCTCCTGCAACACGGCGGGAGTAACAGTCATTACGGACTATCTGATTTCTCAGATAGTCCTTTTCTTTTTAGGAGGTCAGTATGAATTATGAAGCAGTAACCAATGCAATTTTGCAATTTATTCAAAAGAAGCCTAATGACCACGGCGCTTATACCGATCTGCTGTCGGCTTGCCGTCAATGGGAGAGTGAGAACTTCAAGGCCGCTCATGCCGTGAACGGTACTCTCAAGGCCACCGCTGCTAAGATGCTCCGTGAGTGCAATCCCACGGAAGCTAATTTCTTCTATGAGATGTGGAGGAAGTCGCTCCTGTTTGATGCTCCCCATTTCTTTGACAGCTTTTTGCTCTATGTCGAGCTTGACCGGAAGCCCGAAGATCGCTTTTATGCACCTCGGCGACATTACCTGAAACCCATGGTGCAGGGCTACCAAGATATTCTTGACGGAAAGCTGCGTCTTTTGACAATATCGGAGCCGAAACGAGCCGGTAAATCGCAAACTGGTATCAATTTTGTCAATATGATCTCCGGTAAGTACCCTGACCGCTCGACTCTGATGGAAGGAACCGGTGATGACCTTGTAAAGAGCTTCTACAACGGCTGTCTGGAATATCTGCAAACACCCAACGACTACCTGTTCTACGACATTTTCCCCGAAGCCAAGCTAGTACAGACCCATGCTGACACCAAGATCATCAACCTCAAGTCGAAGTCCCGCTTCCCCACGATCATGTGCCGTTCCATTGACGCTCGACAGGTCGGTTTGTCCGAAGCCACCAATGTTCTCTACCTCGATGACTGTGTGGAAGGTCGAGAGGAAGCCAAGAATCGACAGCGCCTTGACGATAAGTGGGAAGTCATCTCTGGTGATGTTATGGGTCGTGCCATTGAAGGTACACCCATTGTCGCTACCGGCACTCGATACTCCCTGTATGACCCCATCGGTAGATTGCAGGAGGAAGCTCAAAAGCAGGGTTGGACATGGAGAGCCGTGGAAATCCCCGCACTTGACCCGATCACGGACGAGTCCAACTATGAGTATTACAATCCCAAGCTGAAAACCAAGGTGTTCACCACGGCCTACTTCCGTGAACAGCGTGAGCTTCTGAGTGCGGAACAGTTCGAGAGTGAGTTTCAACAGCAACCCTTTGAAGCCAAGGGTCTGCTGTTCAACAAAAAGGAACTCAACTATTTCTTCGAGTTGCCGGTTGACCGTGATCCCGATGCCATCATTGCCGTAGCCGATACCGCCGAGAGCGGCAGCGACTCCACATCTCTGCCGGTGGCTATGCTGTACGGCTCTGAGGTGTATATCGTTGATGTGGTGTTCGATGATAGTCCCGCCGAAGTGACTAAGCCTGAATGTGCCAACTGCCTTATCAAAAACAAGGTGTCCGAAGCGGTCTTTGAGTCGAACAACGCTGGTCAGTATTACGCCAGAGATGTTGCCGATCTGTGCAAGGCCAGAGGGTATAACATCTCGATCAGGACGAAGCGCACCGTCAGCAATAAGCAGACCCGCATTGAGTTTGCGTCTGACAACATCA